TCACTGATATAATAACAACAAAAATAACATTCATCATGGCAAAAACTTGGTTAGAAAATCTGAAAAGAGCGCTTAGTGAACTTGAAGTCGAGTATGCAAAATTCAACGATAAGGGTAACAACTCAGCCGGAACTCGTGCTCGTAAACTTCTGCAGGACATCAAATTGGCTGCGCAGGAAGGTCGTAACGACATCCAGGAAACTAAGGCCGCTGCGAAGAGTTAAGTAGCGACTATCTCTTTTCTTTAATTGCCTATGGGCAGAGGTGAAAACTTTTGCCCCTTTTTTATGAAACTTTTTTGACCCAGATTGTACAATTTTATATCTAAAAGTCTCTAAAATAATCATTACGAACAATGGAAGACCTTTTTAATCTTAATCCTGACGATTTCACTGGAAACGCTGGTGGAAACAGAAAAGTCGACGAAAACCTTTACAATCCAGGCCCTGACCACGGTCAGAATGGCATTTACAAAGCTATCATTCGATTCGTGCCATGGGCACAAGACCCAAAGCAGAGTAAGTACAAGAAATACTCAGCTAAACTCATCAATCCGTTAACGAACGAGAAACTCTTCGTTGACTGTCCGTCAACTACCGGAGCACCTTCAATCCTGTGGTCGCTCGCCACCGAGCTAAAGAACTTGAAGGACTCAGAACCTCAGATCGTTGAAGAAATCAAGAAGTACTTCAACCGTTTCTACAATTACTACTCTTGCATTTACATCAAGAGAGATCCCCAGTTCCCGAACCTCGAAGGACAGATCAAAGTTTACTCGTACGGCTACGGAATCGACAATCTCATTCAGCAGGAAATCAATCCTGAGTCCGAAATCGTGACCGTGAAGAAAATCAATCCGTTCTCTCTTACCGAGGGTAAGGACCTCGTCCTCGTTGTAAAACGTAAGACCAAATTCTGGAGAGATTACAGCGCTAGCAAGTTCATGAACGAAGTTAGCCCTCTCATCATTTCACACAATGGCAAGGAAATCCCGGTTTCTACCGAGCCTAAGGTTGCTAAATTCGCGACCGAATTCCTCAGGGCGAACTCCCCGGACCTCAGCCAGTACTTCCTCAAAGAATGGACGGAAGAAGAATACGTCAAGATCGCCGAATTCATCAAGGCAATCGTTCCTTACAAGCAGATCATTGACAATCTGACATCCAATATTAAGGACGAGAAGATGAAGAAACTCTTCACCAGCACGAAGACCATCACGCGTAACAGCGCACCAGCTGGCGAATCTCTCGAATTCACACCCGCTCCGGCTAATCAGCAAAAAAGCGAAGCTCTCTCAATCGAGATAGACGAGCCTACTGCCGAATTGCCTACGATTTCTAACGATCCGCTAGACGGCATCGAAAATGATGAACCGCAGAGCGAATCTCCAGCTCCTCCAGCAAACACTGGAAAGGGAAAGAAATCCGATGAACTGAACGATCTGTTCAAGGATCTCTAAAAAATATCAGTTTACTGATGGACGAAAACCTCAATAAGGCTGAAGCAGCTGTCCCTTCTAACGAGGGGACAGCTCCAACAGCTGAAAACAAGCAACCAGTGACCACTCTTTTGGGGTCTATTAGTTACAGTAACGAAGCAGATTACGAAGCTTTCCTGAACGGACTGACTTTGGAACATGCAGTCGTTATCTTGATTGCCTCCGCAAATTACGCGCAAGCTAAGGGTGCATTCAGCTTAAACGAAGCCGAACTTATCAACAAGGCTATCAGACGCCTAAGGCTTATTCGAAAACCTGAACCACCAGCAGAGACTCCGAAAACTCAACCGACTCAAGCGCCAGCGGAACCAGAACAAATTGAACAGCCACCTTTAGACGAAAATCAGTCATGAACATAGTTATCGACGGTAACGCATTCTTAAACGTATCAACCAGCATTGTCAAGAACATACTTGCGAACGATAAATCAGTAGGAGAAAAGTATTACGTTAGCGACTTACTGTCGGACGATAAGTTCATGCTCAAACAGGCGAGCAAGGATCAATTCAGGAAATTCTCCTTAAATTACTTAGGCAGCATTTTCGCCCCATTCAAAGAGAACATCAGTTCGGTCTTTATTGTATTTGACTCCAGAAGCTGGAGAAAGCAATTCATTAAGGATCATTTTGATGAACATGGTGAGGGCGATTTTGCGTATAAGGGAACTCGTAAGTACGATGACAAATCTTACCTGTTCTTCGAGTACTTCCAGAACGAACTTCTTCCAGATTTAGTTGAAGAGTATGGGGTCATTACAGCAAGAGTTCACGGAGCAGAAGGAGACGATCTGATCGCTTACCTTTGCGAGAACGTAAAGGGGGACATCTGCATTTGGTCGGTCGATAAGGATATGACCCAATTGCTTGAGAGCGGAGATCGTAAGGTCATCCTTCTCATGCCGAAAATGCAGACCAAATTCAAAAAGATCTACACTACCGAGGATTTCGATAACATCGAGAAGAAGGACATAGATCTTTTCAACATGAAACTCGATTCGATCGATAATTCTGCCGTCATAAACGTTCTGAACGACCTTATCACCAAGGATTACAAGCATTTTCGGATAGACCCAACCGCCGACATTCTAACGAAGATCTTGGCAGGGGATTCTTCGGATGCGATTCCGAGAGTTCATCCTCGCTTGACTCCTGGAAAGGTTATTAAAACTATCGAGCTCATAGGCGAAACCGTTGATTGGAACGATATAAAAAACCTAGTTGATACGGGTGATCCAGAGTTCATGACATTCATGAATAAGGTAATATGTGACGTTCTTAAGATAAGCGATCCTGGTGAATCTCTGACGATCCAGAATAACGTTAATCGTAATCGTAAGCTTATCAGATTGAACACTCAAGTATTTCCGTCAGAAGTACTGGAAGCGATCACCGCGTCGGTGAACCTAAAGGAACGCAGGCGGTTCAACTACTTCAAGTTCAAAAAAAATTACAAGTCCTAATGACAGAAATTACGGGGTTCACCCCATTATTCGAGCGAGTTCTCATCAAGCCGGACGAGCCGGAAAAACTTACCGAAACCGGAATCATTCTACCCGCTTCTTCAATCAAGCGTCCGAACACCGGAACGATCATGGCAGTCGGCCATTTGATTAGCGACTCTAAGGTTCCTATCAAAATCGGAGATCACGTTCTCTATTTGAGGTATTCTGGATTCGATACGGTGATCAACGGGGAGAATTACCATCTTGTCATGGTAAATGACTTAGTCGGAATTATAGATAACTCAGGTAGCAATACCTTCGAGTTAAAAGACTACAGTTAATGGAAAAGATCGTATACGACTTTAATACTTACTTAGTGAACGAAGCCAAGGAGGAATCCGGTGGTATTCGTTTATTTTGCGATATGGACGGAGTTCTCACGGATTTCGATCGAGGATTCAAACGGTTGAAAGCCAACGAAGATCACTTAAAACCTAAGGAGTACGAGAAGAAGCACGGAAAGAATTCTATCTGGCCCCTGATCGACCACCGCGGAATAAAGTTCTGGAAGCGTTTACCATGGAAAAGTGATGGAAGAGAGCTATGGGATTACATCAATCGCTATGCTCCAATCATACTTTCAGCTCCTAGTCGGAGTCCAGATTCAGTAAAGGGCAAATTGTATTGGCTCAAGCTGAATCTTGGAATAAACGAAAAGGATCCAGCAAGAAGTGCTGAGGAATGGGACGGTTCGCAAAAGATAATTCTGACTGCGGACAAGGGAGTTTTCGCCAAATCCAAGAACGATATTCTAATAGACGATCGTCGGTCGAACATCGATAAATGGACGGAAGCTGGCGGAACCGGAATCCTTCATAACGATTCGACCGATACCATTCGAATACTCGAAGAAATTATTTCTAAGCTTCACGGCACGGACGATGAGCAAGAACCTGACGAAACTATCGAACCGGAAAACACGGAACAGACCGAACAGCCGGAAGATACTCAAAATCAAGAACAAGGAGCATAAGTTCTCGGACTTAAACCGAGTGGTGGAGTTGACAAAATCTGTCAGCCTAAAAGGAAAAGGGGACCAATTGGTCCCCTTTTCTTATTGACAAAGTTCGGGTTAGAAGGATGGAGTAAAACCTGTAGACTGCGAAGATAATTGTCCTCCAACCCGCGTGATCGTAATGCGGTTGATGA